TAACAAGACTGACTTGAGAAAAATAACCGTAATAGATACTCTCTACTACAACATTGGTAGAGATGCTTACGAACACGAGCAGCAGTTGTTGAAAGACTTTGAACAGTATCGCTATAAGGGTGAGCCTATCCTAAAGTCAGGTGGTTCGTCAGAGCTATTTACCCGAGATGTTCTGTTCCTAGACAAATCCAACCCCGACACTCTCAACCAAAAGCCTCTCTAACCAGAGGCTTCTTTAGCCGGAGCCTCCCCACACCACACGGAACAAACCCTTCCGGCGTAATATCCAGCAACGACACATCTCCGTCCACACCACCCCGCTGACATATTCTTTTAGGAGGCTACATGGCATTCACATTCAACCCAGATTTATCTGACACGATCTCTCAAGTGAGATTTCTTATCCAAGATGTGACGGAGGCTGCTCCGTATTTCCAAGACGAAACAATCTCAGCCCTACTCTTGACCAATAACAATCGCGTCCTAGATGCAGCTAAAGGTTTGGCCCAAGCATTATGGACACAATATCTACATAAAGCTGATGTGGCTGAAGTGGATGATGTTCGTATTGAATATCGCGACAAGGCTAATCAGTTCAAGATGCTCTATGATGAGTTGTCTAAGCAAGCAACTATTGCTAGATCCTCTGGCGTACTGCCTATCTTCTTCGGTGGTATTGACCGAGCACAGTTTGATAATACACGTAATGACCAATCCACTGTCAAACCATCCTTCACAAAAGGTGGTATACAATTCGATAAGCAATTCCCTGAACTATATCCAGTAGACGAAGAACGCCACTGGCCACGCTAAGGAGGGAATATGTTTAGAGAGAATATCAAACGTGAAATAGCAAATGCTTGGATAAGAGAATTTGGTTCAAACCTAACATCTGTCACATATGAGCGTTCTGCTACAGATGGTGTGTTCGATCCTATTACAGAGACATACACAGGCGGGACAAATGGCCTAGATGAATCTGTCAAAGGAATGTTCCGAAAGATTAAGTCTAGCCTAGTGGACAAGATGAGCCTCACACTAGATGATCGCAAGTTCACTGTCCTGCAAGATGATGTCACATTCATCCCTAAAGAGAATGATGTATTAGACGGACAATGGCGTGTTGTTAAATATGACGAAGATAACGCTGGTGTGTTCTATAACATCTATGTGAGGCGTGTATGAATGGGTGGGATGATCTTGATGAATGGTTTGATGAGATAGTTGAAGACGAGTTGAAAGCCGCTAAAACACAAGCTGGTGAGGCTTTTCTTAAAGCTGTTACATCGCCTACCAACCAGTACCCTCAGACTAAGCATTACGGTAGTGGTGGTATTACACCTGTCCTAGAAGGTAATCTGATGGCTAACACCGAGGTAGGTGTGAACGTAGCACCTGATGGCGTTAACTCAGAAGAGGACGAAGATGGTGACAACACTTATCGAAAAGGTATTAGTAAAGTGAAGTCTGCACATGCTTGGGACACCATCTACGTTGTGAACGCCACAGAGTATAACATTGAAGCAGAATTCAGTGGTTGGGATAAAGGCAAGCCCTACAGATACTGGCAACTATCCTATAACAACATGTTGGAGGCAATAAAGAAATGAACCTAATGCCTTCGCAGATACGTTCAGCCATCATTACACATTTCAGTACCAACTACTCAGAGACCCCTGTCGAATACCCACCCAATCCGTTTAAAGAAGGCGGGATTAATGAATGGGTGTCACTACATATAGATATGGGTGAAGGGTTCACTGTCCTTAAAGGTGCTGGCTCCACTACACGTCACACAGGTCTTATCCACGTAGCAATCAAAGTTAAGCGTATACAATCTGACCCAAGATCACTTGGAACTAAACGTGTATATGAAATCGTTGATGCTGTACTTACATCTCTTGAACGAAAACGTCTGAATAATTCTTCTGTCGTTACTCGTGCCGGGAGTGTGGTTACAGATAAGTTGGTGGATAAGGAAACGGGTGAATTATCTTTTGCCCTTGTCACTGTCCCATTTGTCGTTACATAATTTTGAGGAAATAACATGAGTGAATCAAACCGAGTAGTGCTTCGATATATTCCAGAAGTCACTTACGACACGACCCCTACCAATGGTGTTTGGGAAACAATCCGATATACGTCCGAGTCTCTCTCAGCAACTCCTACAACCACCACATCGTCTGAGATTCGTACAGACCGTATGACCAGTGATATGCCTAAGGTGGGCCTCACTGTAGGTGGAGATGTAAGCTTTGAGTTCTCTGCGGCATCTTTTGACGACTTCATTGCGTCGGCAATGTGCTCAACATGGCAAGGTGACACACCCGTCCTAGGTAGCCGCCAGCTCAAGGTTGGTGTTGTAGACTCCTCCTACAGTATCGAAAAGGAATATGGCGATATTGTTAAGTTCGCATCCTTCTCTGGTATGCGTGTGGGTTCAATGTCCATGTCCATGGCTTACGGTGAGATCCTTACAGGCAGCTTCACTTTCGCTGGTGCTGGTGCAGATACAGGTTCTACGTCTCTAGTAGGTACTGGTTCTACTAATCCAGCTCCAACAACCAGCGTAGTTAACGCATCATCTGACATTGGTAGCGTTAAGATCGATGGTGTTGTCACTGACATCTGTATCAACAGTCTTGAGATTACCCTAGACAACGCGCTTCGTGAAACAACGTGTATCGGCAAGGATTCACCTAAAGATCAGAAGAAAGGTACAGCATCAATCACTGGTACAGTGGAAATGCACCTGACTGCTGAATCTTTCGCACTGTATGAGAAGGCACTTGTTAACGACTCAATCAGCCTAGAATACACTATCTCTGATGGCACCAACAGCTATGTTTTCCTAGTACCTAACGCCAAGCTTTCTGGCGAAGCACCCTCATCTGGTGGTCTAGATCAAGATGTCATGTTCTCCGCTGAGTTCACAGCACTATATGATCCAACAGAAAAATCCTCTCTAGTGATCACAGCTGCACCATAATAATTCTTAGTAATGAGTTTAGTCGCCTTCAATTTAGTTCGTGGGTTGTTGGCGGCTATTTTAACACGAACAACACGAACGGAGATTTAAAATATGTTTATTGCAAACGCTTTTGATGAAAACAAGAAAGTGAATGGTGAGTGGGTTGACTTCTGTGGTGCTCGCTTCAAGATTGCATCTCAACGATCCGAGAAGTATGTAGGCGCTATTAATCGTCTGATGAAGCCTTACTCAAAACAGATTAAGAACAACACACTCACCCCAGAACAGAATGAATCCCTGCTTTGCGCCGCTATGGCTGAAGGACTCCTGTTGGACTGGGAAGGTGTTGGTCGTATTGATGAAGCTACAGGTAAGGCTGCTGAGTTACCATATAGCGTAGAAAATGCCAAGACTGTCCTCAAGGAGAACTACGAACTACGTGAATTTGTGGCTGAGTATTCCGAACAGCTAGACAACTTCAAGCGTGAAGCCATTGAAGACACTGTAAAAAAGTAACGGATGTCCTCAAGTGGAATCTTAAATGGGGATCTTCTCTAGGATTATTAGAAGCAAAATATGAGAAGACTGGTGAGATGCCACAAGCCCTCGCTGAGAAGCCGGAGCTAGATCTAGTATCCTCTTGGTACATTGAGACATTCTTCTTGCTCAGTAATTCCAGACAAATTGTTCAAGAGTCAGTAGGTAGTATCCCGCTCTCTGAAATAACCAACTATGCTTTAACAATCGGTACGATAGAAGATGATCTACACACCTTCTGTTATATAATCTGCGAGTTGGATAATGTGTATTTAGACCACATACATTCTAAGCAGAAAAGTAAAACCAGAGGGGCTTCTCGCAAATGAGATGTCCCTCTTTTTATTTAGGGACTACCTCGCATGAGTGAAAAAAGATTATCGTTTATAATTGACCCAGCTAAGGCTAAGACTGGCGCGGAGCAGATTAAGCAATCCCTCCGTGATGTTACGAAGATTGCGAAAGACCTACAACGTACTCTTGGCTCGTTAGATATGACGGCAGGCTCTGGGACAGGAGGCTCCAAGGGAGTTGACGCCACTGCTAGGGCAATGAAGAATGCAGCCAATTCTACACAATTCTGGGAACAACGCCTTAAAGATTTAGACACTACTCAATATAAACATCTAGTGCAGACAAGAGAAACTGCCCGTCAGGTAGAGGCTTACCAGAAGTCGTTAGTTAACGCACTCACACCAGCACAGCGTATGGCAAAGGCTGAGAATGAATTAAGTAAACAATATCAGTCCGGCAAAGTACAGGTAGGTCTATACGAGAAAGGACTTGCTCAAAAGAATATTAAACAACGCGAGTCTGTAGCTCTACAAAAACAACTTGCACAGTCCCAAGCCCGTCTTGCTCAAACTTACACCAAAGAATACGCTGACCTAATCCGAAATAACGCTGCTATCCAGAAGCGCAGACGTGAGCTGCTTGGACTAGATGACGCTCAGAAGAAAACCAGTCTAAGTGCTGACAGACTTCGTACGGCAGCTTTAGCCATAGGTGGCGCATTCGGTGTGTTCTCTTTTGGGCACATTGCTGCCGAAGCTGTAAGGATGGCAGACGCTTACACTGGTGTTCAGAACAGACTTGCTGTTGTTGCTGGGGCCACCACTGACCTGACACAAGCTACACGAGAACTACTTGACGTATCTATCAGATCACGTACTGCATTAGACACCACAATGGATGTCTATGCTAAGATGATACGTGTGACTAAAGATATGTCGTTTGAGAATAAAGACTTGCTGCGTGTAACAGAGAGTGTGTCTAAAGCTGTTGCTATGTCTGGTGCGTCTGCTCAAGGTGCTGAAGGCGCATTGTTGCAGTTCTCACAGGCATTGTCTGGCAACTTCCAAGCATCCGCGCAAGAACTTAACAGTATTATAGAACAAACACCAGCCGTTGCTCAGTTGATGGCAGATGCCTTGAACAAGGTTGATCCAAGCATCAATGCTACGCTTGGTAATCTGAAAAGACTAGCTACGGAGGGGCGTTTTAGTACCGAGATGCTGCTTGAAGGTATCTTGCTAATGTCTGATGGAATTGATGAACAGTTTGGGCGAGCTACACGCACTGTAAGCCAGAGCCTGCAAGCATTGCGTGACTCGGTGATGGTTACGTTTGGTGAGATTGATAAAGCCTTTGGTGGTAGCGGGAGTTTGGCTGAAGGTATTACTGAAGTTGCTGAATCACTAGGTGATTTTAAAGCAGAAATTGCCGGGGCTGGGGCTGCTGTTGCTACGTTTATTGGAACTACAGCAGGACTAGGTTTAGCGGCTCTAGCAATATCCATAGGGGCAATTGCTGGCGTTATTCTTTCCGTGGCCGCTGCACTAGGTGGACTGGCATATCTGTTCGTAAAGAACAAAACCGACACGGCTTTACTTAAAGCAGAAGTTGATAAACTGACAACATCTAACGATCTTTTAGCAAAGTCGTATGACACTATAAAAGACTCTTACGCAGAGTTGTCAGCAACCGAGATTGGTATTAAGATGGCTGACATCCAAGCCAAGGTTGCTGAATCATCTTCAAAACTAGCCGCCGCTCAAAAAGAGCTAGAGTACATGAGTGAGCGGGATATATACGATAGGACTGATGTAAAAGAACAAATTAAGTTGGTAGATCGTCTAAGGCGGGAGCATGAGTTGCACACCACCCAATTAGGAAGATTGCGAGAAGCTGGGATCAAAGCATTTGGGGATGACGTTATTGGCGGGATGAGAGAATATATCGCCACAATGCTGGGTGTCAACAAAGAGACTGAGGGTCGTATTAGAACAGTTGATGATGTCGTCTCTGCACTTGATTCTGAAATTAATGCTGAGTCTAATGCAAACCGACAACGGGCTGAGTCCATACTTCTGACGAGGGCTTATGCCATCGCTAAAGAACAGGGTGTTGAAGTCACAACAGAGTTTGTTGAAAAAGTTTTAGCTGAGTCTAAGTTGATAAGAGGTCTGCAAAATGAATTTCGACAGACATCCTCCTCAACCCGCGACTGGAAATCCGACCTAGACTCTCTGCGCAAATCGCTTGATCCAACTTATGCTGCATTACGTGATAAGCAAGATGCGATGGAGATTATCAACAAGACTATCTCTAAGAGTAGTCCGTTGTATAAGGAGCTTGCTGATGCGATTGACCAGCGTTATACAAAAGCTGTTAGGGATGCAACAGGCGCAAGTAAAGAGTTGACGGAGCCTCTGTCAAAAGTGGCAAGAGTTTTGGACGGGACTCAGGCATACTATGATCAATACTACGCAAATGTGACCAGAATTGTTAACGCGCAAGGGGATGCTGCTGAGAAGGCTAGACTGATTCAACAAGAGTTTGCCAAGCTCAATGAAGGCGTCACTAGTCAGCAAGGGCCGAGCTACAATGACATCCTTGCTAAGTTTGATCCAGATGTTGCTGCTTATCAAGAATACTATGCCATTGTGCAACAGATCAACGATGCTCAGATCAGTATGGCTGAGAAGGCAAACCTAACAACACTAGCATACCAAGAACTGCAATCAACTCTTGGGGAAGATTATTGGACAAACTGGCTTGAAACCACTCGCGAGAGTATGGCAACCTTTGACGAGATTGCTGGTGGTGCTTTAGAGACATTCAAAACCAGTATGGGCAGTGCCTTTGAGGCGATGATCTTTGATGCACAAACATTGTCAGAGTCTATTGCAAATATTGGTGAGGCGATTTTGAGAAGCGTTGTGAATGCTATAGGGCAATGGGTGGCACAATGGATTTCCATGCAGCTTGTTCAAATGGCTTTTGGTAACACAATGCAGGCTGCTACAGTGGCTACAGGTGTGGCTACAGGTAGCGCACTTGCGGCAGCATACGCACCAGCAGCAGCAATGGCGTCACTAGCCAGCTTTGGTGCAAACAGTGCCCCCGCGATGGCTGGCATCACAGCCACTAGTGCATTGACACAATCTCTATCAATGCTAGGTATGGCCCATGACGGCATAGACTCCATTCCTCAAACTGGCACATGGTTGCTTGAGAAAGGGGAGCGTGTCACTACAGCCAACACCTCAGCAAAACTAGACCGTACACTCTCTCGTATCGAATCTGATATGGACGAAGGTACTGGTGGACGATCCGGTAAGGGTGGTGCCGTAGTCAATCAGACCATAAACGTGACAGGCACAATCGACAACCGTACATCCAGTCAGATTGCCCGGGATGCTTCTCGTAGGCAACGTCTGGCTGAAAATAGGTTTGGTAAATAAGGAGAATGTATGACATTTATCGAAGAGAGGCTTCTCGACAAAGTGGTTTACGGTTCACAATTCGGAAAGGAGTTTAACACAAGGATTGTCTCTCTTCGTTCCGGTGTTGACAGACGTAATGCAGACTGGGCCGCTCCTTTGGGGCGGTATTCAGTCTTGTATGAGTTACTAGAACCAGAAGACCACAAGGTTGTTGTCAATGCACATATGGCCTGTATGGGTGCACTGATAGGTTTCAGGTTTAAGGATTGGTCTGATTATGAGGTTCTTAATGAGCTATTAGTCGTATCAGATGGTGGAGAACAAACTGTCCAGTTAACTAAGGAGTACAAGTTTGGTCCAATCACCTACACTCGCAAGATAGTAAAGCCTGTCTCTGGTACAATTAAATTGTATGCTGATGATGTAGAGATTCCTTTTACAGTTGACACCACATCAGGTTTAGTCACTTTCAATGCAACATCTGGGCAAGCAATAACTTGGTCAGGGGAATTTGATGTACCAGTCAGGTTTGATAATGATAGGTTGGATGTAGAACCTGTATATCACACGGATGGTGGGTTTCTACTAAGTACGGATGTTGACTTGACTGAAGTGAGGTTGTGATATGCGGTATATACCAGAACCTCTAAAACAACACTTGTCACAAAACACCACAACCACATGTAAGCTACTACGTATTGATTTACGTGATGGGCGAGTATACGGGGTTACAACACTAGACGCTGACATACTGTACCAAGGGATCCTCTATAAGTCTCAGACAGGTTTGGATCAGAGCGTGATTGCCACTGATACAGGTTTATCGGTTGATAACGGAGAAGGATTTAGCCTAGTAGCGGATGAGGACTTATCTGGTATAACTGTTCAGATGGTTAATGCTGGCGAATTGGATGATGCCAAATGGCAGTTAATGTTAGTCAACTATCGTGACCTAAGTATGGGTAGTATGTTGCTTGATGCTGGGGATACGGGTAACGTAACCATCGAAGATGAAATGAGCGTTAGCATAGAGCTGATAAGTTTTGCCATGCGTTTGAGGCAAAAGATAGGGACGCTTGATAGTCGTACCTGTAGAGCTGTATTCGGAAACCCTGCTAACGGGCAGCTTGGGTGTGGTGTTAATTCAGACGCATATTGGTATTATGGAACTGTGTCTGGTATTGACCCAGATGATACTAGACGGATATTTTCAGCATCGGATTTACCAACGCTACCTGATGTAGTTCCGGGCAGAGTGCAGTGGCTCACTGGTAAGAATTCAGCCAGAAACCGTCTATACCAACTCGAAGATTACCTACCTAGCAGTAAGACAGTGGGACTACTTGAACAAACACCCTATGAAATTTCTGTAGGTGACACCTTTAGGATTAGACAGGACTGCGATAAGCTCTGGACTACATGCAAAAACCGATATGACAACGGTCTGAATTTCAAAGGTGAGCCATACATACCAACAGGAGACGGTGTAGAATGAATGATCAACAGAAAGTTATAGTTGAGAAAGCTCGCTCCATGATTGGTGCTAAATGGAGACATCGTGGCAGGAAGGAGTGGGCTGTAGATTGCATCGGTATCATGGTGCTTTCAATGGAGGCTGCTGGTATCCAGATGCGAGACCGTACCGACTACGGACGAGAGCCGTGGAACGATGGATTGCAACGTGAAATGCAAGAGCACTTCGGTGATAGTGTTGACGATATGCAGCCCGGTGATGTCGTCCTAGTCCGGTGGCCCAACATGCCAGCCCCTAGCCATGTTGCCATCGTTGCCGATTATCACCACGGCGGGTTATCTCTGATCCATGCACACAGTGATTGGGGTGTTGCGGAACATCGCCTTGATGACGACTGGCTCAAGCTGATCACGGAGGTGTATAGGCCATGGGCGGCGTAGTATCGTTTCTCTTCGGTGGCGGAAGTAGCACCACCAAGACGTATCAAAAGCTGGGCGAGCTGCAACGGCAGACAGCCAAAGAAGCGGAGCCTCGCCCTATCATTTGGGGCCGTGTTCGCCCCATCTCTGGAAACATAATCCACGCCTCATCTGTCACACGGAAGATGGTGGAAGTGGGTCGTACCACGACAGGCGGTAAGGGTGGCGGTGGCAAAAAACAAACGCAGATCCAGTATCAAGAACGCGCATATCGGACATATGCAATACGTATATGCGAAGGCCCGATCACTGACATTGTCCGTGTTTGGAAGAACGACAAGCTGGTCTACGATGCCCGTGGTAATGAGTGGGGCGACAAGAATAACAGCGCGTTCCTCAAGTACGCAAAATTCTATCTCGGTGACTGGGACCAGATGCCAGACCCTGTGCTGGAGGCAATCTGGGGTGCAGGCAATGTCCCGGCGTACCGTGGCACCTGCTATATGCGCGTCAACAATGAGGATGTAACCGACTTCGGCGGTAGGGTTCCGGCATATACGTTTGAGGTGCAGCGTGAACGTAGGACGTTTTATCTGACGTCACTGCCGTATGAATCCAGCGATGTTACATCTGAGGTGTATACTCCGTCTGATGCAACCAGCAGACCGTATGCTGTGTATGACCTACAATCGATGGGTACAACAGGCGGCAGCGTAGAAAACGGTTGGACTATTAACGACAGGATTGAGTCGGTCGGGACGTCTGGTAGCGTTGATGGCGGCGATTTCAACCAAGTCGTGATTTACAGCAGCTATTCAATCGAGCCTGAATCACTTGGTATGGTTGGTGGCAGCGTTGATGCCGGTGAATTCGGGGAATTGGTGATGTACTCAGAATACAGCATCCAGCCAGAATCGTTTGAAATGAAAGGCGGTAGCGTAAACAGCGGCAGCTTAGATGAGGTTGTCGGATACATAACATATTCAATTGAGCCGGAATCATTCGAGATGAAGGGCGGCTCGGTCGATAGCGGGGTATTTGGATAATGGCACATATTGAAGCAAAACAACATGTAGGCTGTCAGGGTTGGTTTACAGTTAAGAAACATAACGCGGATGGTGATGTGAACGGGGAATGGAACTTCCCCAACCTGATTACCAACCAAGGTTTGGACAGGATGGCAGAGAACAAGGACTATCTTGACTACTGTTACGTGGGCAGTGGACAGGCTATTCCAGCATTTACGGACACTACGCTGCAAAATACTGTTGCAACTAATGTTAATACAGGATCTCCGAGTTACGGAAATAGCGGTGTAAGTCCATACTACTGGTGGATGAAAAAATCGTTCCGGTTTGGTGAAGGCGTTGCTGCTGGCAACCTGTCTGAAGTAGGTATTGGGTGGGGCGGCGGCAGTCTTTTCAGCCGTACGCTGATACTAGATGAGCTTGGTAATCCAGCAACTATAACCGTGCTCTCTAATGAGTTTTTGACAGTCGATTATGAGCTGCGTATTTATCCTAAACTGACAGATGACACTGGGACGGTGACGTTTACTGGCAGTAAGGGTGGCACCTATAACTGGATTTTCAGAAGCGCAAATGTTAATAGTACTTACTGGGGTAGTGAGCGCTATCCAAGTTTTGACCATCAGTATTCTGGTATAGGTCTAAATGATTATCAGAGTGACTCGGATATAGGCTCAGTCACATCACAACCATCTGGGCTTACTAATCTTAGGTCAAATTACTCAAGCGTAGCATCCTACACACCCGGAACATATTCACTGACATTTACTCGCAGTCTGTCAATAGATCAGGCAAATTATTCGACAGGATTGCGTAGCTTTCACTTTAGACGTGGTATCGGACAATACCAAATACAATTCGACCCAGCTATTCCTAAAGAGAACACCGACACACTCTCATTCACCTACACAATAAAATGGGGGCGCATCTAATGGCATTACCTGACGATACACTCTCATCAACACCCGTCCCCGGTAGTTTTATCGGAGCTGCGGCCCAGCCGATTACTCGTGCCGTGGATTACGAAGATGGTCCTAGCGCCATCCGTGATCCTGTAAACGGGCTGAATTTCCAGCAGTGGAGGGCGCGGATATTCAATAATAATCAGATATTGGTATCTGCACCAAATACGCCTGAGTATGTATTCCATTCTGGGCCAGCTATCACAGACGTTAGTATTGCATTTGATCAGAATGCTAACTTGTACTGCGTGTACGTACAGCAGGGAACAACCTACCTGTATTGGTTCGATACCATTGCCAACGATAATGTAACGACCAATTATGGAACCACATGGGTTACACCAAAGATCACGCTGGACGATAAGCGTGCAACGCAGAATGCTCGGTCTGATGTCATCCTGACATATGTCCGTGATGGAAAGCTGTATTACAGACAGCAGCGTGACAGGTTCCAGATTGAACGCTTGCTGGATGATGGGCCAATAGTCGGGATAGAGAAGTTTGGTAAAAATGATGGCTACCGATTGCAGTGGCTGCTGAGTAGGGATTGATTATGGCTGTACCATCTGCTAGTGCGGTAGCATGGCCTGTTGCCGACATTATAAGGGACGTCTGTGAGCGAGCTGGCGTGTCCGAAGATCTCCTGAATATGACGGAGATTTTTGGTGATAAATATCCCGTCTATGGCTGCTTTGCTACACCCGAAGATGACGCATTTACGCTGATCGAAGAGCTGCAAAAACTCCACACATTTGATACCTGTAATTTCGATGGGCGATTAAATTTCATCAAGCGTGGTGGTGATGTCGTTGCAGATATCTCGCTGGATGAGTTGGTTGACAGTAACCGTGAGATTGACAAGCACGAGCGTAAAGACGCGATTGAAATACCTAGGGTGCTCAATCTTGAGTATTACGACATCGAAGGTGATTTGGCACCTAATAAGCAAATCAGTGACCGTTCTCTTGATATCCGCGCAAAGGACGAGGAAAAGCAGGAGACAGCAGTTATTCTGACTGCAAATCAAGCAAAGCAGATGGTAACGATCACCCACAAAGTGTTGATCGAGGAGCAGGGTGGCGGCTATGAGTTCAGTCTGCCGGATAGTTACGCATGGCTGACGACAGGGGATCTGATACGGCTTGATGGTATTCGTCTGCGTATAACTGAGGTTGAGATTGATGACGGTCTACAAAACTACAAAACCGTGCTAGATCGTGCATCAGCGTACACCTCAAGCATCAAAGGAGTGCCTCCGTCAAAGCCTGTTGATCCTGAAGACTTGGTATTTGGTGAAACTTTCTTCGAGTTTCTTGATATTCCCATCCTCTCTGATGCTGATGATCAGCTGCTGTTTTACTCTGCGTTGAATGGCCTAGATCGTTGGGTCGGTGCAGGCGTAGACCTATCGCTGGACGGTGGTGCAAATTACATCGACAGTGATACCAGCGTAACGCCATCTGTCATAGGGTATCTTGATACGGACCTACAGGCAGGTAGCGTCTACTATCCAGACAGCGTCAATAGTGTCCGTGTACGGATGATCCGCAATGATCTGGAGCTGGAAAGTGCAACATTGGCTGAGATGATGAACAGGAAAAACCTGTGTGTCATCGGCAATGAGCTGGTCAACTTCGGTAATGCTACTGAGATTGAGCAGGGATTGTGGGAGCTGGATTATTTCCTACGGGGTCGCAAAGGCACAGTGTCAGACTTTCACCCGTCTGGTGAGCGGTTCGTAATGCTTCGCCGTCCTGTGCTGGCAACAGTGCCTGCTGAGACGTACCTACTCAACAAGCAGATGACATTCCGGGCAACATCAATCGGTAACGACACGCCAAGTGCAATCAAGACCTATCTGTACGAAGGTGTTAGCCAGCGTGAACGTATGCCGGGGTATCTACGCGCCACCCGTGATGGTGGAAACATTGTCATCAGTTGGCAGGGCGTTGGTCGTATCGGTGCTGGCTCAAATGTGAGTCAGTCACAGCATTGGCAAGGTTATCGCGTCTATATCAACGGCGTGGCACAGCCTATACAAACATCAACTGGGCTAACCGTGGCTGACCCATCTGGCAATGTTACAATTGAGGTGTGTCAGATCAACCAGTTCACCGGCGAAGGCCCAAGAGCAAGGATTAAAATATGAGTGAAACGATAAATAACGGCATTCCATTCGTGCCGGAAAATACGATTGATCCGGCGGCTGGGTTGAATCTATCGCTGAATGACATTGATGCGCTGCTGCAATTACGGGTAGTGACATTTGGCCTAACAGTTCCGCCTGCTGGAGTTGAGGGAGAGCGCCATATTGTTGGTGTTGGTGCGACAGGCGATTGGGTTGGGCAAGATAACAGGATGGCCCTGTTTCAGGACGGCCTGTGGCGATTCAAGGACGCATATTATTGCGCATATCAGGATGCTCTATGGACGTTTGATGGCGTGGAGTGGTCTGAGGCCGGGGCGGCTGCTGTGGCGGAGCACGTTGCGGAGCCTGATCCTCACACTCAGTACGCCAAAACCGACGACCTAGGCACAGCCGCTTACACTGATGCTGTCGATTACGCTACATCCGCCCAAGGTGCCAAGGCGGATACGGCATTGCAACCGGGCGATAATATCTCAACTCTGACGAATGATGCTGGATACGTAGACGCTGCACAATCGGCGGCGGCGGCTCCAGTCCAGTCTGTAGACGGAAAAACAGGCGCGGTTGATTTGTCGGGTGACTATGAGCAGAAGCGACAGAATAACCTGACAGCCACAACTGATCCAACTGTCACAGACGACTCCAGTGCAGGCTACGAGCCACTGTCTCGCTGGATCAATACCTCTACAGGTGAGATCTGGCTGTGCATCTCTGCGGCAACTGGCGCGGCGAACTGGCAGCAGGCTTCGCTATCGCTGGATGAACTTGGTAGTGCTGCACTTGCAGACATCGGAACCGGAGCAGGGCAGGTTCCGGTTACAGGCGACTATGACCCTGATGGCTCTGCCTCTGCTGCTCAGGCATATGCCATCCAGCGCGGTAATCACACCGGCACACAACCTCTGTCCACTATCTCTGACGCTGGTACTGCGGCAGCAGCGAATATTGGCACAGCCTCCGGCGAAGTCATTGGTACAGATGAAACCAAAAGTTATTTTGGCCTGCAATATAAGCCGTCTGTCGCCCACACACTGTCATCCGATTTCACCAAGAACGAACACAAACTCTACGAGCAATACGGATTAGAGCCTAAGACCATCTTGCAGCAATGGGACGTAGTGAGAGCCTCAACAGCCACTTATGTAGATGCCACAGGTAAGATTCGTGAAGCAGGTGTGAATGAGCCGAGGATTGATTATGATCCGGCGACTGGTGAGTGTCGTGGGCTGTTGGTTGAGGAGCAGAGGACTAATTTGCTGCTGTGGAGCGAGGATTTTAGTCAAAGTGATTGGCCGAAATCAGAAGTGACTATCGATTCAAATGTTGCAGTTGCGCCTGATGGGATTACTACTGCCGATAGGCTATATAAAACAACAAGTACCTCTTATCGTGCGATATTCCAAGCAAAAACTATCCCGCTCGGCTTTTATACACCGTCTATTTTTGTCAAAAAGGCAAACGCGAGCGAAGTGACATTTGCTTTTTTCGATAACGCAACAAGTATTACCCTCGCTCGCGCTGTCTATGATTTTGACACAGATACTGTTACACAAGTGCCTACTGCTGATACCGTAGATGTTAAACGCGAACTGTACAGTAATGGGTGGGTCAGGTTGTATGCGGAAAACGTAGAAGTCACTAACGGCAATGTTCGTGTGTATATCTACCCTGGTGTGTACAATCTACAGACCATAGATGATGACGTATACATCTGGGGCGCCCAACTAGAAGTAGGCTCCACACCCTCTAGCTATATTCCTACACAATCCTCGCAAGTCACCCGTGCAGCGGATAATGTTGTGCGGACGTTGGGGAGTGAGTTTAATGCGAGTGAGGGGACTATTTTCCTAAATGTTGACGAAATAGTACCGAACAGTTCTTTCGATTTTGGTCGTATTTATTCAATTAGTGACGGAACCGCCGATAATAGAATATACGCGATTCGCAGACAGAGTGGAGGTTACTCTTTCTATGTATTCGCAGGAGGAGTTCAACAGGACGACTTTGTGAATTTGTCTCTAGGAGATATTTCAAAAATAGCCGTATCATGGAAAAAGGGGAGTCAGACCTACACTTACGTCGATGGAATTTTACGGAACTCCGGCGCTTTTTCAGAATTTACCGCGCAACTCAATGTAGCCTATGTTGGCAGTGACGCAGGCTCTAGCCATATCGGCTCCGTCCACAGTAAAGACTTCCGCTATTACCCACGCGCCATCTCAGAAGCCGAACTTGTGGAGCTGACAAAATGAATATCGACATAATCGGAACGATCTATAACAACGATGCTGTGATTGACGCTGAAGGTAATATCACAAGCCCTGCAACACCCGTTGATGGCTATCACGTTAATACTACGGAGCTGCCGGAATCACTTAAACCATATCAAGTGATTCCTAGTAGCCCCCAGTGTGTATTTGGAGGACATGTTACATATCATCTTAAGTTCGCTGACGAGGCTGAATTTAAAAGCGTGATGGCTGAATGGTTACCAGTTGAGATGAAGCCTGTTGAAGAGTTTGAAGGAGAATTGGTATGAGTTATAAAGGGCCGTATAACGGGCACATCATTATCAAGGATAAGCTGAGAGAGGCTGTTGAGTCAGCTACGGGCGGTCGTCAGACCATCATCTATACAGCTAAAGGGCAACCGTCTTGGATGTACGTACTGCCGAAGTTCAACATGGAAGACATCCCCGGCTGGACGGCTGGAACAGGCACACACCCTGCTTTTATCGCCAATGGCGCAGAACAGTCCGAGATTATGGTTGGTGTGTATCAAGCAGCAGAGATTGACGGCGAGGCAGTCAGCCGGGGCTGTATCCGCGCGTCAGTATCAACTACGACCAAGCACGCGCACTGTGCCAAGCCAATGGCGCTGGGCATGATCTGATGAGCGCGTGGGACTGGGCAGCGATTGCACTCTGGTGCATGGCGAATGGGTATCAGCCGCGTGGCAACACTAACTATGGCCGCCACCACGACAACAAATTCGAGACGGGCATCGTGCCCGCTGGGGCGACGCTCGGGTCCGACTCCACTGGTATCACGAACACAAAAACCGGCAGCGGCCCGAACAGCTGGAACCATGACGGTTCACCGGGTGGTATTGCTGACCTTGTGGGCAACGTGTGGGAATGGCTCTATGGGATGAAGATCCTAGATGGCGTAGTGCAGTTGGCACCGGATAACGGCGACTACCTCGAATCCGAGTACACCAATACTGCGTTTACCCTGCCGAGCAACCGCACATGGTCCACCATCGATGCCACCGGCGCGCCGGACTCGCTGAAACAGGCGCTGATCGTGCCCAACGGGGTCGCCGACCCAGCGGGGTATCAGTACATCAACCTGACCGGGGAGCGACTCCCGTTCCGCGGCGGCGGTCGCTACTCTGCGGGCGGTGCTGGTCTCGCTGCTGTGGGCCTCATCTACGGCCGCACGGATGCGAGCAGCAATATCGGGTTCCGTCCCCGCTACAGACCACAATAACAGGAGATGACGATGGACGAGTTTGAAACAGATATTCCGCAAGAAACCGATGCTGAATGGCGCTTGCGGAAGATGAAAGAGGTTGTGCTGAATAAGCGTCAGGCGCTATTGGATGACACGGACTACATTATGATGCCGGATTATCCGATGGCCGATAAATCGGCTTATGAGGTATATCGACAGGCGTTGCGTGACATCACCAAGCAAGAGGGCTACCCGTATGAAGTGGTCTGGCCTACTCAACCGAACCCATCTTGAACACACCATCATAGCCTTAGCTATCCAACTCTGCCTCTGGCCCCTTGTGGGTCTGTTTACAGGTGGCATTGTAGCGATTGCTCTACTACTCGGACGTGAGATCGCCCAGCATGAGTACAAGCTGGCACTGTCTCGCGGCTGGGAGTATGGGCAGGCTATGCCGGTTAAATGGTATGAGGGGATGACAACTGGGTGGTCGGTTGATAGTTTTCTGGATGTTGGTGTTCCAGTCGCTGCCTGTGTATTGATGTTATTTGTCACATATCTATTGTGATGATATGTCCACGGGCTGATATGATCGTATGGCCTGACACTACTGACTTATAAAAACAGGAGCTAATATGATCTCCCCAGAACAATTCGATAAATGGCGTGTTGTGCCAAGACTGCTAACCGCACTATACGGCTGGATATGTTACGACACACATATTTGGTTCCTGAGTCTCCCTAATCCAACGTCTGAACAACAACTCTATGCCAATATCATCTGGGGGGCTGCTGCTGCTTGGTTTGGTCTATATGTAAACTCTGGCAACAAGAAGGAATAATGTATGTGGCTATCTCTACTTAAAAACTGGAAGATGATTCTTGTCGGGATCACACTGCTAGGATCATTCTATGCCGGATACATTTACAGCACATATCAGCACCAATCAGATACTATCTCCGATATGATTGCTAGGCAAGACATCCTTCGTGAATATATGGCTAGAGAATCTGAGATAGCAGCTCTTGTCGAAGAACGCCTAGCCACACTATCAGCCAATGAACGTGTGTTAGAACGTGAGCGTGTACGTATCGTAGAGAAACCTATCTACAACATATCCTGCATAGATGAGGAGGGACAAGCTCTTATTAAGCGATATGCTCTAGGAGCTTCTGTAGAGGGTGTAGGAGATGAGTAAATTTAGGCAATACGTTCTGTTGGGGATGTTATTAACACCCCTCACAGGCTGCTCTGCTAAGCCAGAGGTGGTGCCACAAGCTATCCAACAGAACCTTCTAACCAAATGCCCATCTTCGCTACCGTATGACTATGGGACAGATGGGTCTGACTGGGTGCTGATGGCGAAGGAGTGGTCTAGCATATACCACGAATGTGCAACAAGACACAATGGTTTAGTTGATATCTTAAATTCAAAATAGGAGGGGAACGTGAGTGACGGGGATGATCTACACAGGAGGGTGTCTAAGTTAGAATCTCAACACGACAGATTGCTTGAATCAACTCAGCAATTAGTGGTGTCAACGAGACTCTTAACAGAAAACATCACACAGATGTCTGAGATAATCAAGGAGCTGAAAGCCCTTGAGCCAAGGATTCGGCAAATGGAGATGGATGTGAATAACAACAAGCTAATGTCTCGTGCATTGGTGTGGCTAGGTACTACGGCTGGTAGTGCTGCTGTTATCATGTTCATCACGTATCTAGCTAATCTAGGCCGATAGGTCAAGGCAGGAGAATATGTCACTATGTGTATTAGAGGCAATTCATTGGATCACTCTCTGCCTGTATTTGATTGTAACGATTAAGGCAATATTGCTCCTTCCACACATCAAACAATGCCCTCATAAACTTAGTATGGGCTGGATAGTGTATGCTTATCTAGTCTGTCTGCTATGCCTCACTAGCGTGTTTATGTGGCTACAAGTGGATTGGATTGTTGAAAGCTATGACCAAGCTGTTGAGACAGAACATGCCTACTTGTGGGCAATATATGATGTAACCAATGCCTTTGTTCAATTCTTCTACCTACTAGGACTAGAGGTGTGGATCAAATGGAGGGTGTTGGACAAGGACGGGAATGTTTGTAAAAGACGTAGGAAGGATGATCCCTAACGGAACGTGATCCCTAACAAGGTATTGCAGGTAGGGAGATTTAGGCCAGATGTCCGTATTGGATGTCTGGCCTTTTTTGTTTCAGTAAGTAGTGTACTTTTGTTTTACATATGAAAACCCATTACCTTCGTTTAGGGATTTTACTAACTGCTCGGTAATAGACTCATCATAGGTCTCGGCTATGGGTGTGTAATACTTATGACGGTTAATCTCATCTACCCAATCAAACACCTCCGTGTCAAATATAGTATAGAAGAACATGCTGCCTGAAGAACTGCCTTTGTAGATTTGATATCTAATGTTCTTTTTCACGAATAATTCTCCTTGGTTATAATGTAGCCAGTGTTTCCAGTAAACAGTCTGTAGGTATCACTCAACCAACGCTCCTTGAGCAATACCTTACAATCAGACGCATGTGTGTAATAACTGAAGCCACATTCTTTGCAACGTGCTTTGTCTTTGTCTAAACCCTTCTGTTCCATAGTTCAATACACTCCTCTTTACTGTAACCAAGTATTGTAGCAGAACATCCGCCATGATGTTCTTGGCAGACAATCTGGTACAAAGGTTCCTCACGGAATCTAAATGCCAGATAGATTGTGTCCAGCTCGTCTTGCTTGTTGAGATCATTGCCGCAGAAGGGGCATGGTAAGAGTTTGTCCACTACCTCTCCTCCACAAGAAATGTCAGATAGTAGATATTATCATCACTATCAATATCCAGACAAGAGATTGTAGCAGAGGGGTACAGAGCCACTAAACGATCAAAACACAACTCCTCTACAACATCTTCGTCTACGTCTGTGACAACCAGTCTGTGTGTCAGAGATTTGTCGCTAATACTATCATTGATTACTTTCATACAGACTCCTCCACAGAATATCGCAACATATCAGGTGTTCTGTCCTCGTACTCAATCCATTCTACAATAAACTTTACATTATTGAAGAGGATATGCTGCTTAATGAACTTTAACGGCCCTTCTCTGGGATGGACACACTCCTCAACAACATCCTCTCCGTATTTCTCACACAAGCCCTTATCTAGCCCCCACAAGTGATATGACCACTCTTGAAACGGGTAGTGGTGATTATCCAGCACAGGGTAGTATTCGTGCTCATACATCCACAAACACCCTTCTCGCAAGTATGTGTCGTCACACATCAATGGGATCATATTGTCATCTTCTTCGTCAACACTTTTGAACGATAGACAGATGTGACCACCTTTCCCAAGAGCCTCTTCCAAAGAGTCAGCAATATCACCATACATGTACTCAGCAATACCTTGTTTGGTGTAGTGCTGTTCAAACATACCGAATGATGATGTACTGGAGAAGAAGATTATCGGCAACCCATCTTCGGGTATATCATCTAGTGACAATTCATGCAGTGTCAGTGTTTTCATTCCACAATCTCCAATTCAGACATCTTCTCATAACTCCCGAACACAATATCATGTGGAATCAACACCCACAAGTATTCATGCTTCAATGGAATCACCTTAGTAGTGTAGTATTTGTCACACTCCAACACAAGGTCTAGCTTCCACCAATCAGGATGATCGTAATAGGTGTTAAGATCACAATCATCTGGATATAAGTAGTTCTCGCCATCCCAGATCAGAGGCATGAAAGAGAGTCCTTGTCCTTTGTAATCCTTAGTGTTAGCCGACCATTCACCATCAATGTAATAATACTTGTCTTTTACAGTGAATCTTACAACGATAATGCCATCAGGATGTTCTCGGTATGATACTGTCTTGATGATGTCACTGTAAGATATTGGTGTGTTATGTACGAATCTATGTACGTGTAGCCTCATATTTCCTCCTAAGTGTTTTGTTCAGACATCTGTAGTGTAGTCTTGTCAACTGCCTCTAAGTTTGAATCCAAACATTGTACGTTCTGTGTGACCCAACGGATGTTCTCCTTGTTCCCACCAATCTGACATCTCAACAACACCACTCTTATCCGAGAACACCTTAGCATGGCACATCCCTTTGCTAAGATTGTTCTTGTTACAATACTCCTCCAGAGATGCTGTAATCTCTAGTAATGTGTCTAAGCATATCTCACCAATCTCTAGCTGGCAATGTCCGTTGTACTCATTGTCCTTGGACACAATCATATTGATCAGGATGTCACCAAGAGCTGTGTTGGTGTTCTTGTCACCTTGATGCTTGAATGGTGTTGTCTTGACAATCTTAACAACATCGAATGAATCGCAGATGTGCTTTTCAGCATAATAAGCAGTGGATGCTACAATGTTTGAAGAACATCGTTCCCATTCACCTGCATCTTCATTTAGGACATCATACACGACATTATATGTGTTCATTCGACACCCTCCTTATAAAAATCTTGTACATAATGCCTGAGCAATACGAGCATCTGTAACATATTCTGAATCAGCTAATTGACAAGCTAATTCGTGTTTTCGTTTTTTCCAAACTAAATGAGCTTGGTTAGGGTCGTTGAATAGACCTAGATATTCTCGTTTACCAGTGAAGGGGTTGCGGCATCGAGCCTGAAATTTACCTTTATAGGAGCTAACGCCTAGCGGGAATTCTCCACGAGCATTGCCGCTATCATTCAAAAAAGTATTCACAATAGATGTAACGAATACGCAAGTATCTGGCCCGTATTCTTTATTACCTACAACTAACAAGTCTTTATCTAGTTGTTTGTTCTCCCAATCTTGGGACTCCATCCAGCACTTGAAGTTTGAGAATGTTAACCATTCTTCACAAACAGAGCAACCTACATATGTGGGGTGACTTTCATGGTATTTTTTAGAATAAGACCGTTTTAACATATCCACCCACCTAGTATAATATGGGCATCGCCAAACGATTGTCTGTTTTCCATCCACCTTCTCACGCAAAGTCACACTATATACTGCGTCATTAATACCGACACCAAGCACCAGATTATTATTTGATCTTATTTCCATGCCTATCATACCAAATCCTCTTCAACAAGGTAGTCGCACAGTTCAGTGTATCCGCCGATGTATTCATTACCACACACAATCTGAGGCACTGTCTTAATCTCCACATCGTCTTTAACTAAACGGATGGTCTCGATCAACTCATTTTTAGTTAAATGCTCCCCGACCGAATAATATTGATACGGGATGTTGTTGTCCTGAAGAATCTGGACTGTTTTAGTGCAGAACGGACAATCTGGTTTACCATATACTTTGAACAGCATGTGTTATTCCTCCTTATTCAAATTCATCGTTGATTGCTAGTGTAAAACATTTCTTCCAGATTTGCACTGACAGAAACACGTTTGGGGCATCTAGGCTAAGATGTATGCTTCCGCCTAGTGTGCGATCATTCACATCGTAGATGGTGATTGTAGCTAGAGACTTTCGTCCATACACACCTAGTCCGTACTCCCTGTAAGCGTCTGTGTGATGCACACTTCTTGCAAATAGTTTATCAAAGAACATCATTCACACTCCTTATCAAAATCACTCTTCAAAGTTTCTTGGGTCAGATCATCTAGTCTAATCCAATGTAGCTGATCTTTCAACAAGTCCTTCTCGTCCTCAAGATCATCAATAGTTACGATAAATCTATAAATTTATCTAAACGCTTCAACGAGGTTGCTAAATGATGAGAATCATCAAAAAGACTTACATCCTCTCCACG